AACGACTTCAACCTGTTTCATGAGTGTGATGGCGTCGAGTCGCGCCGGGTCGAGGCGTATGGACACCAAAGGAATCCATGACGTTCCGACGGTCAATGACGTGAACGTCACCAGGTTCGAAAACAGGGCCAGGGGTTCCGTGTATCCCGCCTCGGAAATGACGGTGGAACAAATCTGGGTCAGGTTCGATGTCGCCGGTGCAGAAGCACTCAGGGCCTGAATCTCATAACGCAGAGGAAGAGACGCCGTTGTGATGTACGCGTTCTGTACGACGTTTGCGTGATGGAATGTATGTGCGACGATGTATTGACCGTTGATCACAAATCCGGTTCGGACGGATCCGACGCCGAGCCATTCGATGTCGATGAAGAAAATCTGTGCCTTGGTCATGTCGAGGTTGATCGTGCTCGCCCCGGACCCGTTCAACTTGTCGCCGTTCCACGAGGACTGTGCCACATTGGAATGTGTCACCGTGCCCGTGACGTTCGAACGTTCGCAAATGTACACCTGATCAGAGAGTTGAAGAAAGTATCCGTTGTCTGCGCCGTAGTACCCAACCTGTTGACGAAGGTTTCCGGATGATGCAGGTGCCATGACGAACGTCGTGAGTGCCAGTTGGGATTTTCCCGGCTGGTACTTGAAAATGTAACGAGTTTCGCGAGCGGCGTATGATCCGCTCGTGTTCACTACCGTGAGGTTTGCAGAACTCTGGGTCGGAATGAACGTGACGGTTCCACCGGACGCTGTGTTTGAGACGAACGAACGGTCGAGGCCGAATCGCTGCTGAGAGTCGAACAGAGTCGTGGGCTGACTGACACGAAGACGACCGAAAGCGTCGAGTTGGGGCGTCTGCGCGAGGGCCACCTGGTTGTTGAACAGGTAGACCATTATTTAATGTGGGTATTTTAGTAGATGGATGATTCCCAGGTGATCAAGTACGCGTACGCCGATTCGACGAATCGCGACGTGACGATTTACCCTTCAGGGAGCGAGTACACGTTGCATCTCACCAATCCGATCAAAAACATCGTTCGGATCGATCTCGTCGCCGCCAAGGTGCCGAACACGATGTACAACGTGACGAGCGGTAACAACTTCGTGAGCATCAGCGGAACACACGTTTCGATATCCCCTGGGTACTACTCCGCCAACGGACTCGCCAACGCCATCATGAACGCCTCGGGCAACGCAATCACCATGGAATTTCTGTGTGACGAAGGCAAGTACTTGTTTTCCAGTGCGGATCCGTTCACGGTCCATGCGTTGACAACCGAGGCGAAGAAGATGCTTGGATTGACGACGGTCGATTCGTACCCGGCGTCAACGAGCAACGTGTACGTGAACGATCCGACGTACGGGACGCTCGAAATCGCCAAGTCGTCGCACATCATAGATCTCGCCGTGAACGAATACGTCTTCCTGGACATTCAGGAGTTTCGTACGACGAGCGTCCTCGACGCCAAGAAATTGGTCAACGGCACGACGGAAGGATCATCCATACGAAGCTCGTTCGGTATGATTCCCATGGATGTTCCAGGCGGTTCGATCAAGAATTACAAGGAGACGAGCGATTACAAACAGTACGTCGAGTACGATTACCCCATTGTAAAGCTCGATCGTCTGACGGTTCGATGGATCGACAAGAGCGGTCGACTGCTCGATTTCAACGGGTTCGAGAATAACGCATTTACACTCCGCTTCAAGTGCGTGTTCGTGAAGCCGGATCCGCCTCCGCCGCCGCTCCGCGACGTCGAACTCGATCGTATCGTCGACGCTCTGAAGAATGCTCCGCCGCCGCCGAAACCACCACAGGAGAAACGCGTCTGGGGCCGATGGATCATCCTGTTCCTGGTCATCTTCGGTGTGTTCTTGTACGTCGTGTACGTCCGTGTTCTCAAGCCGCTCCAGGAGAAGATTAACGAGGCGTTGGCGCCCAAGCCTCCACCGCCGCCGCAGATGAGACTTTTTTAGGTATTGTCCGAAGGACAATACCGCCGCGGAGCTGTTACAAACTGTCGCCCTGCGAGCGACAACGAACCCCCAGATGAGACTTTTCTGAGTCTACAATAATGAAGTGGCCCACGAGGTACTTTTCGGGTCTGAGCCCACAGATGAGACGCAAGCGCGAAAAGGAACTTTTGAGACGACGCCGCGTCCCGTACTCGAAGCTCATGCTCGGTCAGTCGGACGTCGGTGCGACGAAACGCAAGTCTCGGTGGACCATGCAATTTCACCGCGTGTACCCGGGACTCAAATTCAATAAAGACCTCATCTCGAGACGAACTGGCATTCCGAGATCAGCTCTGAATACGGTGTACAATCGTGGTCTGAAAGCGTGGAAGATGGGTGGAAGTCGCCCGGGTGCGACGGCGTCCCAGTGGGCCATTGCGCGCGTGTACAAATTCGTCCTCGTGTCAAAGAAAAAGGCGCCGAGGGCGTGGTATGCGACCCGCCCAGACCCGAACCAAAATTTACGATAGACGGATGTGACTTTCATAACGCAACTCCTCTCGAATCTTGTCGAGCTCCTTCATGTGAAGCTTGATTCGTTGTTTCAGAGGAAGTTGAGTATAGGCTCGGAGGGCTTTCACGATCATATGGTCCGCGGCTTCGTAATTGTTGGTGTGTATAGTCTTCAGGATTTCATTCGTCATGTTTTTCTCGACGTAGTGTCGTACGAACACACCCACGTGACGCGGAAATCGTGACGCTCCGAGGTCGATACATTCGTACTCGGCAGTTTCAGATATGTATTCGTCGTCGAATGTATAATATTCTGGGTCGAGTTTATTGAGTATAGTCACGGTAGGGTCGTATATCATCAGCATGTTGTCGTGTAGACGGCGATACAAAAAGCACGCCATTTGACTTGATCACATCTACAGCTTTTTTCTTTATATACGGTATATGCAGTACGTGAACTTTAATATAAGAGGACCGCGAAGGTCGAGCAGAGGAGAAGATCCAAGGAAACATCACGTGTACATTTTTTTCAATGCAGCTGGAAGAAATCGTAAATATTTCAACAGTCGCATAAACACCGCTTTCATGACAACACCGAATCTCTTTTACGGAAACAATAATTTAAAACGTGTTACAAACAGAACAGGTGCCAGACGGCAGTTAACCAACGCGCAGAAAAATGCCATGAAACGTAAAATTATCAATATAGCCGGAAAAAATGCAGGAATAGCTCGTCTATTACTTAATAAAACTATAGAAGCACGTACTGCAGAACTTAATAATCCAAATTTCAAGAGAAAACCACATAGTGTTATACATTCACATAGACTTGAACTGCAGAAATATCGAGCATGGAAAAATATATTAAATAACACAGGTTCTCAAATGCCTAGCAGAGCGGCATTTGCCGTAACTAAGAATACATTCCAACCTTATTTTAAAATAAATCAAGAGCTTTTGACTAAGCTCGTGAATCATACGCATAGAAGTAACAATGAACGAAGCATTATACAAAAACATAAACAACTTTTTAACAGTGCGAAGCTGAGAAGACTGACGGAGGCGGTCAATACGGCACGTCGATCCTATAATGCCCTGGAAAGACAGACTCCGGGAACACCGGCTTACACGAGAGCACTTGAACGCTTTGAAGCCAATGTTTCCAAAGCTAACAACGCTTCGAGAAGGTGAACAGGACGAGGAACACGATGACGCAAATCAGAAACACAACCAACCAATTCTGCTTCGAGGGACCACCTGAACACTTGGTGGACCAGTACCGAAGCGCCTGGTCGTACTCAATCTCAGGCTTGTTGAGCTGAGAATTGACCAAATTGTGGAGATCGACCGACCACCGGAACGGATCGTTCCGATCGAACGGAAGAATGGACAAATTTTCACGAAGGTGTTTGCCACACTGCTTACACGGCAAAACACCCGGCATGGAATCAAAAAATTGGGTCAGAGCACCCGCCTTTTCATCTGACACGTCTTTGCCTGCGCTGAGACATGCCATGTGAATCACCGACCAAAAGTACGGACCGAACGTCGTGGGACAGATGTTCATTTTCTATTTTTGGCCTAGAAAAAAGAAAGTCTAAAACGGCGACGCGTTCAATGCGTAATGGCATTCAAGTCGCTCCTCCTCGATATCGATGGTGTACTCATTCGGGATCGGCTGCTCATGGAGCACGTCAAAGACAACTGTGCTCGGTACGTCGCAAACAGGTTGCCGGACTGTAAGGATCCTCGGGAGACGAATCGTCTCTTGTATCTTGGCCACGGCCACACGGCGCGTGGCCTCTCGACGTGTTTCCAGATGGACACGAGCGATTTCCACGAAAAAGTGTACGACAAACGTCTGATGGATCACCTGGCTGAGGTGATTTACGGGAACGAATTTCAGCAAGAGGCGAAGGAGCTTCACGAGTTGACCGAGAGGGATTGGAAGGTGACCCTGTTCACAAACAGCCCCGTCGAATGGGCGGTTCCGATCGGTCGGGCGATCAGCGACAACGTCTTCATCGACTGTGCTGGACACAACGTCAACCGGTCGTTCCTGAAACCCGAGGTGATGCGGTACCTCCAATTTCCGAGCCACATGACGCACATATTCGTGGACGATTCGTTGAAAAATTTGGGCACGGCACGGACTTTGCCAAACTGGCACCCGATATATTTCAACGAAGGTCCGAAGGATCATCGTTTGTGGTGTCCCCAGATTAGCTCCATCTGGGAACTCGTATTGTACATCAATTCCGTCGACCAATGGATCCAGGATTCGAATCTTTCTCGATCCGATACATGATGTACTCGAGGTCGAGGAACAGTGTTTCAATGTTTTTGGTGATGATTTTCTCGTACGAAAATTGAGGATCGAGCTCCTTGGCGAGACCCTCGAGTAACGAGTACGTACGAAGTATCACGAGCGTCGTCGGGTCAAGTTCCACTGGGACTTTAGACGCCTTGGCCCGAATCTCAGGTGAGTTGATCGTGAACGATCGAAGGTCCAATGTGTCTAGGTAGTCGAAATACTGTTTTACAAAAATGCGCGTCACCTCGCGATCACGGACAGTCATGCCCATTCGAGTCATGTTGTCCATGACCGTATCCAGATTCTTCGTCTGGACGCCGTAGACGAAATCCCGAATCGCTGTCTTGTACTTGTCCTTCACCTTGATGATGTTGCCGAAATCGTACAGGACGATCGGGGAATCCTTCCCCGATCCGGCGAGCCCCAAATTTCCAGTGTGCAGGTCACCGTGAATCACACCTTCATAGAGCAACTGTTCGAGGAACATGTTGATGAGACGCTCCGCCTTGAAAGGTGCCGTGATCGGTTTCGACGGCGTCCAGTCCATGACGATGACGTTGTTTGATGACAGACGAGAATACGGACGCGGAATCTTAATGTCAGTACGATCCCGGTACATGTCCCTGAAGAATGAAATGTTCTGCACCTCCTTTCGAAAATCGAGTTCTGTGAGTAGACCACGTTCGAATTCGTCGAGCCATGGGGCGATTGCATCAATCCCGAAGTTGGGGATCAGGCTGAGGAGACTTGTGCCGTTTCGAATTAAGTCCAGGTCCTCTTTAATCTGCGCCTCAATTCCGGGTCTCTTAATTTTGAGTACGACATTCTTGCCTTTGAGTTTTGCTCTATGAACCTGTGCAATGCTCGCGCTCGCAAACGGGACCGGATTAACGTCAGACACCTCCTTCGGAACCTGGTCTTTGACTTGTTCGAAATCAAAAGGCGTCACGCTGTCCCGAAGAGGAGCCAGTTCCCGTGAAAATTCCTTTCCGAAAATATCTGGGCGATTGGAAATGAACTGGCCCGCCTTGACGTACGTGGGTCCTGCTCCGTCGAGCGCTCGACGGAGCCACTTTCCACGGTCAGCCGCTGGAACCATCTTGAGACCGACGCCAATCTCAAGTGGTCGAACAATCCGAGGGCTCCACATATTATCCTCTAATAAAAAAAAGTGTCTTTTTTAGCCCACGTGGATGAATGAGGAATTGTTGGACAAAACAATGAAGAAATCAGATCTCGTTCGGTCGATCGAACGTATGAGTCTGTTGACGAAACAAGCGCTCGCGAGCGACTTGAAACTCGCTCAAGAGTACTATGAAAAGACTCAACACCTGCATTGTATTTTACGGATGGTGAGCAATTTCGAGCACAAAATCAAGATCGACCTCGATGTGGATTAACTTAGTCATGAATTAACCCTTGTTATGTTCGTGTATCTTAGATTTGGTTTATGTGAAAAGAAATATATACCTGGGTGAGTCAAACTCTTGTATTTGTACATTCCGAAGAATTTTAGAAGCTGTTGCTGTTCCCGGTTGGTTACTGTTCCTGGGAGAAGTTTCGTATTGTTATTATTTGTCGGTGTATCAACCAATCGTATTGGAAAGTTGGATCTGACCATGGTTGCTCCATAATAGATCATCAAATCATTTAAAGCCATTTCCCATTCTATACCTCTTTTTCCTAGAATATTAAGTGCAATAAATCGGTTACATTTATAGTATCCAAACCTCTTCAGGTTTGTCAATCGACCTATCGCCACTTGTCTGGAATTTCGCGGAATTGTTTCCAGATGAGGAATAGTTTGACAAGATACTGAATTTCTATTGTTATATCCGTTATTCAGTTTGACAGGGACGTTACGTAGATTTAGACCGTGTTTTTTCAACTCGGCGTTTGCTCGTAAATTTATAGACGTTCGGTTGTTCTTGTTTTTTACACCGAATATATTCATACTACTATAGTCATACAAAATCTTCTCGCCGACCTTCAAAGTACGCCTTGAGATCCTTCTCCATGCGTTTTCCGACCGGTGTTAACCGGAGACTCATGGTGACGTCCGCGATTGGATCAAACTTGTGACGCACGAGAACGTCCCATCGTTCCTTGTACTTTCGATCCTCGAAGCGACCGTGCCAGTGATGTAGGATGGTTCCTGGAACGTAGGAGACGCTAAACCCTTGACACTTGTGTTGGTACTCCATGAGCATAATTTTGTAATTCATGTGAACATTCCCGGGACAACTGTCGAGAACGTGTCCGATCCATGCCATCGCCATGTGTCTGTCGCCCGATCCGAGGATCGCCCAATCAAGCAGTGCGTTCCCCATGGTTCGGAACGCAGAACGCGTACAGGCCCATGCGTACCCCGGGTGCCAATGACCGTACTTGTCCGTTTTGACGTATGGTGTTCCGCTCTCGGCGTGCATGTACCCGAACCCTTTGTCGATCTTGATCGCCTCGTTGTTCGGTCCGAGGTTCACAGCCGTTCGGAACATCTGAACGATATCATTCGTCTGCAAAGCGCTGATGGTATCCTGAGCCCAGTTGGGATTCAGGAACGTAATGTCGGCATCGATCCACGCCACGTACTCCCAATCGGCTGGAAGTTGTTTGATGGCCACGTTGATGAGCTTCTCTTTTATCCACACGGGTGTGTCCAGCCTGTTCTTGATGTGCTTCCACACTGGAAGACAGGGGAGTGGTGCTGGTCCTGCGAGTTCAGACACGACGATGCGTACGTTTTTGACGTGACGAATCTCATTCACAAACTTGACGAAAAGCTCTTGACGTCGTTTGAATCCACAGTAGTTGAAGTATGGAAGGACGACGTAAAGAATTTCCTTCGGTGGGCGCCAACAAGGCATTACTACAAGTTCTGTAGAAATTAAGCCCGCCGCATATACGCTGCAATCATGTTCCGGATGTGTACCGGAATTCCATTCACGTTCGTGGTTCCCGTTCTGACTCTTGCATGAGCGAGCTGACCACGCATGGCGTGAGTTCGACGCGACGCCGCTGCAGTTCGTAGACGTGTCGCCATACCGGATCTCTTTGCACGCGACCACCGGATCAATTCAGCGCCGAGTAGGTTACGTCTGTTTCTATTATTGAATATATATTCGAGTGTGCCGTTGTTTGGACGAGCACCGGCTCGTATCAGCATACGCATCATTCGAGGGTTGCTTAGACCGGCTGCGATGGTGAGAACCGATCGACCGTTTCCATCCTGATGCTGAAGATTCGAATGTTTTATCAAGTTACGTACCGCATTCACGTGACCCTCCTCGGCGGCGAAATGAATCGCAGTCGTGGGATTGTTCGGAGTTGCTCGAATACGGGCATTCGCGCCTTTACGAATCAGGTATCGAATGACGTTTGTGTGTCCTTTGTGAGCGGCGTACATCATCGGAGTCATTCCTTCGTGATTTTTCGCATTCTTGTTCATACCTGCATTGACGAGCCGTCGTACGGTGTCCAAGTCACCCTTCAGGGCTGCGACATGCAGCGCTGTCATTACATTACGTCGAGGAAAAATTACACATGTCCTGCATGTCGAGGAGTTCCCTGGAGATTTCGAGGTGCCATGGATAAAGGACGAACGTGGCAAAGATGGCGCTGTAGAAACTGAGTGCGACGCCGATCAGGGGGACGTATTGAAGAAATTCATTTCCCATGGATTACGATGCGATATTTTCCTCCGAGAACACGCTCAGTCTCACGGGCCGCCCCCAACAGACTGGGTTTGGACCACAGAAACCACCGGGACCAGAACCCCGCCTTGAATCGTCCCGACGGACTCCAATTTTCGCGTTTGACGTGACGTGTCAGGTAACGTAGCATACGCGCATGGTCTTTGTGAATAGTGTAATCCGAGTATCCACGAAGGCCAAAGTTCACCTTTTTCCCGTTGGGAAAAACCGCACTCCATTTGTGTGGTGGGGCGGCGCGCCGAATCTCAATGACTGGCTTCATATTTTAGAGTGACATTTATTTAACGAACCGTCCCTTGTTGTTCTTGACCATCTTAGGAACCTGGGTTCGTGGCCGAGCGGCGTGACGCAGAGCCGCCTTGTAAATTTTATTCTTGGCCGGTTGCCGTATAGCGGCGATCATTCTCAACGGATTCCAAGCGCGCAACGTCCCATTCTGGGTGATTGCTCCTCCGGGACCGAATTGTTGGAGGTGGCGCCGACCGACCATCGTCAAAATACGTCGTTTCGCGTTTATGATTTCGGCATTGAGTACCCGTCTTCGCTCAAAGTTGCGATGGACCTTGTTCATCGCACTGTTCAGTTTACGCTGATGATACGCCGTATGTGGACCAGGAGTTTGAACTCTCCATTCGTGTACCGTAGCCTCTCCCAAGTTCTTTTCGGCTTCCCGTAACAGATGCTGATACTCCTTTATGAGGGCCGGGAGTCTGGCGACGTTTCTTGCAAATTGATTGTACGCCGCCTGACCGGCTCGGAAATTCTGCATTCGTTGTTGAACAGTCGTCATGATTTAAAGCGACATTTATTTAACGAACCGTCCCTTGTTGTTCTTGACCATTTTAGGAACCTGGGTTCGTGGCCGAGCGGCGTGACGCAGTGCCGCCTTGTAAATTTTATTCTTGGCCGGGAGGCGTATAGCAGCAAGCATCCTCGTCGGATTCCAAGCGCGTAAAGTAGGTGCATTGGCCCCGAGAGGACCCATGTTCTGACGGTAGCGTAGACCGACCATTCCCAAAATACGTCGCTTCGCATTCATGATTTCAGCAGCGGATGTTTGGTAACGCGCATAATTACGATTGATCTTAGCTTGCATGCTGTTAAATTTACGCTGATGATACGCCGTGTGTGGACCTCCATTTTGAATTCTTCGAACGAGCGCTAAAGACTCTCCTAAATTCTTTTCGGCTTCCTGGCGTAGATTCTCAGACTCCTTCATGAGGGACGGGAGCCTGGCGACATCTCTCACAAATTGATTGTACGCCGCCTGACCGGCTCGGAAATTTTGCATTCGCTGCTGAACAGTCGCCATGATCTAAGCTAACAATTTTACTCCGTGTCGGTCGGTCCGACATCCTCCGTCTCGTCGACATCCTCCTCGTCGTCACGCCACATACTACGGGTCTTGTCGAAAAAATCGCGGAGGAACGCCTGCTCGCTCTTCGCCGTCTTCTTCAGGGACTCGTGAACCTCACGGAACGTATCCATGCGCTTCGACTCCATGACGCGACGGGCGCGGGCTACGCGCTTGGGGAGCGCAAACGCCTTCTTGGGCTGTTCGGGGGTGGCACAGGCACGGATGGTGAGCATCATTTACTTGTAGTCGCGGATTTTTTTTATTTCAATCAACTTCGCCGACACGTAAATCGCAAGATCCAACGCCTCTTCGAGCGCCTCTTGGACCCAATCGTAGCCGGCGTTCGGTAAAAGTCCGTGACCGTACGCCTTTTTTCCCTTTTCCATACGTTCGGCGATGAGTGCCTTGATCTCCTCGTTGCAGTCCATGCAAAGGATTCACTCATCCTCCTTAGGTGGAGTAAAGTGCTTCAGAGCCACCTTGTGTGCATGGACACGAGCAATCTTCTCCGTCACGTTGTACCGCTTGTCCTCCATGGACGCCTGAAGGATATCCTTGTACACCTGAGTGTCCTCGAGGGCGAGCTTGAGCTCCTCGTTGGTCTCCTTGGTACGCGCCTTGAGCTCGTTGAGCTTCTCAATCAGGAGCTTGATGTTCTGCGTCATTTGTCTTTCAGGTGTTCAAAATTTTTAGATACCCGCGCGAGCTAACGCACGATCTACAGCTGCGTAAATGTTTGCTATGGATTGAGTTGGGTAGTACCGAGCGAGAGGTGCGTATACACGAGCGCGCAACACACTGCGGTTTGGGTAAATCGTACGTCTCGCTACGAGATAGAGGTCTGCATTTTTATTTATATTCAGACCGTACACATGGGGTGAAGTACTACGACCTCGTTTCGCACGAGGGGCCATTAGCGCGCTCGCCTTGCGTTTAACACCACGAGTGTTTGGCATTTATACATGTGGAGATTTTTTCTGTGCTCTGATTATGAGTAACCACAACAAGCATACGATGCTTGGTTTATTGACGGCGCGTATGGATCCGAGGACCCTCGCACGATTCGCGTCAGCCAGTCGTCAGACGAGTAACCTGGCCTCCCAGAGGCTGGCGAGAGTCGCAGTCCTGAAACGTCTCATTCGTCGTCGGAGAGCAATCAAGCAACATCTCCGGAACGAATCGGGACGTCGTAAGCGTCTGCCGAATTCGCTCTTCCGCGCGAAACGAAATGCGTTCGAGCGCGAACAGTACTACGCTCGTCACGGTCGTCCGAATATCGGAACCCGTCGAAAGATTGGACTTTTGACACAGGCTGCAGCTCACGCCTATTGGAAATATTTTACGACGAGACAAAACGCCAACTGGAACAGATTCACGCGCATTTATGCCAAGACGGGTCGGCCACCGGTGAATCGCGCAGGTGCTCGCGCGCTTTACTTGTAGGTTAAAAAAAACATCCCCAAATAATTCATGTACCGAAAGTTAACACATGTCGAACACATCCTCACTCGACCGGATTCTTACGTGGGTTCTCTCGCCCGTGAAACCGTCGAAACATGGGTCGATTTTCAGCGGTCCAGCGTCTCTGTATCTCCTGGACTGGTGAAAATCTTTGATGAGGTGCTCGTCAACGCGATCGATCAACACTCGCTCAATCCGAAAAAGACGACTCGGATCGACGTGACGATTCAGGGTGACGTGTTTTCCGTTCGGAACAACGGCGACGGCATCCCGAACGGCGTTCACGCTGAGACGGGCGTGAGACTTCCCGAACTCATCTTCGGTCACCTTCTGACCTCGAGCAACTACGACGACACACAGGAACGTACGACTGGTGGTCGAAACGGCTACGGTGCCAAGTTGACGAACGTGTACTCGTCCAAGTTTACGGTTCGGATCCTGCACAAGAATCAAAAGTACGTGCAAAAGTGGACGAAGAATATGACGGTGTGCGAGCCACCGGTCATTTCACAGCTCGCCGCCAAGGGTGGGTACGTTGACGTCGAGTTCCAACCCGATTGGTCGCGCTTCGAGGGTGGATCGGCACAACTTCCAGACATGATCAAGGTGGTGACGAAACGCGTCTGGGACGCGGCGGCGTGTTGCCCCAAGTGTCACGTGTACCTGAACGGCGAACGCCTCGAGGTGAAGAGCCTCGAGGATTACGCCAAGATGCATCTCGGCGACGTCCCTCTGGCGACGCTCGGGAGCGACATTGTGGTCGGACATTCGACGACCGGCTCATTTCAGCAAATTTCGTTCGTCAACGGCATTTGTACGACACAGGGTGGAACGCACGTCGATCGGTTCGTGAATCAACTCGTGCCCAAGTTGGCGACGGGGATTCGACCGGCGCAAATCAAGGCGTCTCTCTTTGTGATGATGCGTTCGACGATCGTCAACCCGACGTTTTCGAGTCAGACCAAGACGGAGTGTACGTCCAAGGTGACGACCGATTATGAATTCAAGCCCAAATTCATCAAGGATGTCCTTGCGTCTGGTGTCGGCGACGAACTTACCGCCATTGCAGTTTCCAAGACGGAGAAGGAACTCAAAAAGACGGACGGTGCCAAGAAGAACAAGATTACGGGCGTACCCAAGCTCGACGACGCCAACTGGGCCGGAACACACAAGTCGCACGAGTGTACTCTCATAGTGACTGAGGGAGACTCAGCCAAGACGCTCGCGGTCGCGGGACTGAGCGTAGTAGGCCGCAATGCATACGGCGTCTTCCCGCTCCGGGGGAAACCGAGGAACGTTCGGGACGCTAGCGTAAAACAACTCACTGAGAATGAGGAGTTTTCGAACCTCAAGAAGATTTTGGGCCTTCAGCATGGAAAGGTGTATACTTCTCTCCGAGAACTTCGGTACGGCCGATTGATGATCATGACCGACGCCGACCTGGATGGGAGTCATATCAAGGGTCTGGTACTCAATATGATTCACCACTTTTGGCCGAGTTTGCTCGACCTGGGATTCGTCGTGGCGATGGTGACCCCGGTGATCAAGGCGGGTAAGGAATGGTACTTTACGGAGGAGGCGTTCCGTGCCCGGTCGGGACGAACCGGGGCGGCCGAACAGTTCCCTTCGGGAACTGGCGTGAAGTACTACAAGGGTCTGGGAACATCCACGTCAGCAGAGGCCAAAGAGTACTTCAAGATGATCGACCGTCTGACTGTGAAATTCACACCGGATGCACGGACGAACGAATCGATGACGCTCGCGTTTTCCAAGGCGATGGCGGATGCACGGAAAGGGTGGCTCGTCGATCACATGGCGAATACACCGCCGGGTGTCGATTACGGGAACGTCAAGGCGCTCACGGTGACTGATTTCGTGCACAAGGATCTGGCCAACTTTTCAGCCGAGGATATTAAGCGTTCGATTCCACACGTCGCCGACGGACTCAAACCAAGTCAACGCAAAGTGATTTATGCGTGTCTGAAACGAAACCTGACCAAGGATGCCAAGGTGGCACAGCTGAGCGGATACGTCGCCGAACACACGGCGTACCACCACGGCGAAGCGAGTCTCCAGGGGACGATCATCGGTCTGGCGCAGAATTTCGTCGGGTCGAACAACGTCAACCTGCTCGAACCGAGCGGTCAGTTTGGAACGCGTCTGATGGGTGGTAAGGATGCAGCCAGCCCTCGTTACATCTTCACGCGCCTCGCTGAAAAGACGCGTCGGATCTTCGACCAGCGCGACGATCCGGTACTCAAGTACGTTTCTGAAGATGGTCAAACGGTCGAGCCGACGTACTACCTGCCCATCGTGCCGATGGTACTCATCAACGGTGCCGAAGGTATCGGAACTGGATTTTCGTCGTACGTTCCACCGTACGATCCAAAGGTGGTGACGAAGAATATTCAGCATGTGCTTCGCGGCGAGGCGATGGAACCGATGAAGCCTCACTTTCGCGGATTCACAGGCACGGTGGAAAAGACGGCTGAACATACGTGGACTTTGACGGGAACGTTCGAGCGTGAAGGCTCACGGATCCACGTCACTGAACTTCCACCAGGTAAATGGATCCAGGACTACAAGGAATTTCTGGACGGACTCGAGGTCAAGTACGAAAATCATTCGACGGAAAACAAGGCTGACTTTTACGTCTGGACTGAGATTGACGACCCGAAACAGCTCGGACTTGTCAAGACGATCCACACGAGCAACATGTACCTCATCGGTCCGAACGGTGCCGTGAAAAAGTACGCGAGTCCAGAAGAAATCCTCGTCGACTATCTCGAGATGCGAATCGCCCTGTACAAGACACGCAAGGCTCATCTGGTCAAGGAACTCAGGCGTCAGGTGAATGAGAATACACTCAGGGCGCGTTTCATCACCGAGGTGGCACACGGACGCCTCGAGGTGTTCCGACGGAATCGTGCCGATATCGAACTGGACATGACGCGTCTCGGATTTCCACACGAGTTGCTCGTTTCAGTTCGGACGTACCAGTACACAGCGGAGGAAATCAACAAGGCTCTGGCGCTCGTAAAGAGTCTCCAGACCGAACTCGCGGAACTCGAGGCGACGACCGTGTCGAACCTGTGGAAACAAGATCTTGAGTCTTTGTAGAGGATGAACACGGATGATCTAATTCGTGAACTTGTTCCATCGAATGCGACACTGGAAGAAAGGACCCGTTTGACGAATCTGATTCTACAGATTCCACCTGATTATGTTCGGTATAGACTTCCACCGAATCCCACTCGAGATCAAACGTTGGCCTTTTATCGACAACTGATAGCCGCACCGACGAGTCGTCCATCTGCACCCGCTCCACCGCCACCACCGACCGTCACGGTAACTCCACCTGCTCCGACGAGTCTCACCGTCTCTGGATTCTACGGACCGTCCCTGACTTCGAATGTCCTCGCTGTGTACTTGACACAAAATGCTCCTGTTTTACCGGGAATGACGATCACGGGCCTGACGGGTATTCAGCGTCGAGTCATTGTTCAGACGTATACATCCAACGTCTACGGTGACGTCGTAATCAATCCGGGTCCACCAGCCATTTCGTTCCCGTACGTGGCACTCGTGACGGCGATGATTGAAGGCGCTGGGGAAGTTCCTGTGGCACCGAGTTCTCTGCTTCAGCTGACGTTTGGTTTTGAAAAGGTGGCCTCTTCGACGACTGCACATGGATTCCGTGGTCCGCTCGTCACTGGAAACACATTCAGTGTGTACGTCGTCGATCAATTCCAAGGTCCTATGCCGGACCGAGACTGGAAAGTGACTGGATTCAGCGATCCATCGAGCCTTCTTGTCGACGTCGCCGGGAATCTTACGGTGACTGAATTCGTGTCTCAGCCCGGAACAGCAAACGTCCTCACGGACACGACGACAAAGAGTCAGGATTACCTGTACCGTCTCACGGTGACGACAGATCAGCAGCAAGTGATCCCTCTTCCAAGTTCGAACGTCCTTTTGACGTTTACGCGTCCAGGGTCACTCATTCAGAGTAAGTACTATTCACTGTACGATCCAAAACTCTTTGACGCGAGTCAGATAAAGGGCCAAACGGCTGAATTACGCGACCTCAATTCCAACGTATGGACTGACGTTCCAGCCCCTCGCGATGCGCTCATCGAAATGACGGGCCGAGGTTTCGGTACCGGTGCGCTTACTGCAATTGCAGCCATCGGTCCACAGGAAAAGTACATGTACGGCGGCGAATCGCTCTGGATGCCCAGAATTCTTCAGCACACACCGTTTGCAATCACGCAGCGGTACCTCCTACCGTTAAAGGCTGGAAATGACAAATTTCTTCGTTCGACACGAACCTTCTCGGTTGACATTTTTCCACGCGAGTCTGGTGATCTTTTGTCGAACATGTTTCTTTCCGTGTCTTTGCCAGCCCTGCCTGCAGGGTACGATTACACACCGCTCGTCGGACGTGCAATTCTGAAAAAGGTGGAATTTTTGATCGACGGTCAACCCATCGAGACTCTGACCGACGACTGGTACATTCTTCGGGATCAACTGTTCCTCGACGCTGATGAGAAACTCGCCATGTATCAAGCGACGAGTCTCGGACAGAGCGAATCAAACGTCGTCCCCGCGACGAGTCCAGTCGAGATGATGATTCCGCTCGACTTTTTCTTCTGTCGTCGACACAGCGATCGTAAACTCGGTCGGGAAAAGCTCGAAAAGCCATTCTTCCCGTTGTGTGCCATTCTCAAACAGGTGGTGACTATTCGATTCACATTTCACGACACGACATGGATCACGAATGCACCGAATGATGCGAACGGAAATGCAATAGACCTCATCAATCCAAAATTGCTCATCGAAGAGGTGACACTGAGCCCACGTGAACGAATGTACTATCAGAGTCACGAACTCAACTTCAAGGTGAATCGTGTGTGGGCCGAGGCTGGTCAGCCATACACGAACGGCAAGGCGATCATGAATTTGACTGCCAACTTTCCAGTGTCTATGATTACGTGGTTCGTGCGGAATCAAAACTACGAAAACGAAAAGAATTCCGCTTATTACAAATCGAGGTACTTTTACGGGTACAGCACGGATTACATTCCAGCTGCTGTACCTGTAACGTTTTTTAACGGCGTCACAATCAACTTTTTGGACATTATTCAATCGGGAACCCTGTACCTCAACAACGAAAACGTACTTTCAAATTTCCCCGGTGCCCTGTACTACAGTTACAAACAGGCTCTCGATCACGGACTTTCAGTGCCGACAAAGAGCATCTACATGTACTGCTTCGGAGACAACCCCAAAGAGTACAATCAGGAAGGTTACATTGATTTCAGCACACTGAATGCACAGACGACGCACCTGGATCTGATATTTGACCCGATCCTTTCGCCTCAGATTGAAAAGTCGTACACGATGTATCTGTACTATTATGGGTATGTGCCTCTTCAAATTTCCGGCGGATACGCAACACTCCTTTCTCAGTGATGTAGTCGACGATGCCGTTGACGATGCACCAGCGAATGAAATTCAATTGGGCAATCGTCGTCGTAAACCCCTGAAACTCGATCCGTTCCGTACGACAAAACGGATCGAAAAACTTTTTCGAATAGCCATCGAGCGATGACTTGTACGCCACGTGAACGGTAAACTGACGCCCCGTCGGCGTCGTATACGTCACGTTCGTCTGACGAGAATAGTTTGTCACGAACCACTCGAGGTTCCTGAGAGACACTCCGCGTCGGTGTTCGAGGATGTCCTTCAACTGCTGGGCGTGCTCTGGGACGTCGAAAAAACGACGAAGAGCATCGAGAAGCAAATCGCTCCTCGTCGCCATAGCACTTTAGGCCCGTTTATTTTTAAGCAGTTTTTCCAAGTCGCGAAGCGACTTGTACCGTCAAGGTCAATAAAAGACGGGTCTTTCAGACCCGTCTTTTGAGAAGGTACCACGTCGCTACTGCGGCAACCAGAGTCCAACCAGCGAGGTGATCGACCCGGTCCATGATGGCAATCTTCTCAGGTGGCAGGTCGTCGAACGCCTGTTTATACCCCGGTGGCTTGAACGGCAGCCAAATGTACCGGCCAAATGGAACGGCAGTCGGCTGGAGCTTGTTTTCGCAGTTGTAGCTCCAGTCGTACCACGCGAGCGCAATGTATGGGAACCAAAGCAGGAACGCGAGGATCCACAGGTTCTTGTGTGGTGCGTACCAGTACCCGAGGGCGAGCACGAGGGAAAACACGATGCACTTGACGTTAAACTCGAACGGTTTCCCTGGAAAGAGTCCACCGGCCATACTATATATCTATTCGAGAGTTTTTTCCTCGTTCACACGCCGGACACCCGGCGAGAAACATCGGAGGAAGACTGTGAGTGTGTGCCGGTGCCATGGACGACAGTTGGGTTTGGGACCTCGACGGTGCAATGACGCGTTGAACCGGCCGCTGATCCTTGTGACAGCTACAATAGCCGGACCCATCCTTGACGCCTCGCTTACACTTTTGCTTCGACTTGCTGAGACCGTGACACACGTTTCCGTTCCACGCGCTCGTCGCATTTTCACTCGCCGTTCGAAGCAGCTGCTGCAAGGAAATGTCAAACGTCTGACTAATCTTTTCGAGCGCCTTGGTCATGCGTTCGACGACGCGACGCTCGACTTCTGATTCAATCATCTGAGCAATCTGTTGTTCCATGGTTTTCATGGGGTCTGAACTTTTATATCATTGTATAGTATGCCCAATTCACCTCGAACAGCTGCTGCGCGTAGAATCCAGGCGCGCGTTCGTGGCATGCAGGCTCGTAATCGATATTGGAATCCTTATACTAACATTGGTCAGAGAGCTATTACGGCGATGTATCATCGTCCTCTGAACATGGCTGCCGAAGGCGCTCGTCTTCGCATCAATCTCAACCGTCCGAGAAGAAACCAAGCTGCTCGGACCCTTCAGCGTTTTGAACGCGGTAGACAGTCGAGAAGAAGAACTGCGCTGGCACGGACCCCGTTCGGTCGCCTCCCAAATAACGTGCTAAATTCTATTTTCAAGTTCTGATACTCTTGAGGTTATTGTTTCCCTTGGTGAGCTTTCTCATGACCGATCTGGCCCCGATTCCCGGTCGACCGGCAACGACGTTTGCGTAGGTACGACCCCAGTATGGATTGTTCATGCGCTTACGCGTAATGAGTCCGCGAGAGAATCGCTGAATCGTTCTGATTTGATTATTCGTCGGGATACGAGGCATGACATTCCTAGATCTTGCCTCAAGCGTACGCAATTGACGACTGTATCTGTTGAAAATATTTTGTTTCAGTCTCACTATGGTGTTATTGCGACCCGTGTATCCAACCAAGAAAATCGGATAAGGCGTCTGTGTGAGCGCAGCTCTGGCATTTGCCAGACGTCCGTTGAGCCGAGTTTTTGTGTTTCTTAGGTTTTTATGGAGATTTTTGAAATTCGCTGGTTTGGCATTCCGTCTGATTCTCAGGAATCTCAGACGATCACCCAGAATCATGAGACGATCCAAATCTTTGACAATATTGTTCATATGAGTGAGCTGTTTCATATGATTCTCGTACTCATTTCGTGCCTTTGTAATGTTTGAAAAAGGCGTATTATTTCGACTAGGTGTTCGCACAGGTCCTGTGGCGGGGAACATCTTTACTTTAGCCGCGTAAAATAATTCGAGATTGACGGTGTCGTCAGATAATCCACCGATTTGAAGATGGTCTGGAACGGGTTGGCACCCACCAACGGCTCGAGGAGGTCACACACCGGCTTGATCAACTGGTGTTCAAAGTAGTACACGTAGTCCAGTGGAAGTTTGTTTTCCGCGACCCACGCGGGATCCTCCGCCTTGTCGCACAAGAGACCGGGCCCTTTGATGATTAGAAACGGGACGCGATCTCCATTCTGTGGCTCGGATCCCGGGGCACGCTTTCGAATCTTGTCTCGGACCTCGACGTGTGGTACGCGCGTCTTGTAGTCCGCCCCGAGCTGTTTCGACATTGTGAGCTCCTTCGAGTCAACTTTCCCCTTGAGCAAAAGACGCGCAGAATCGCGCGCGTATTCAATCGCAGGTCTCGGATCGTCCGAGTTGAGCACCAGATTCAGCAACTGTTTCAGCACGCCACGAACGTACATACACGTGTCGCGCCGAACCACCTGAAGACCTTTGACGTCAATTTTCTTAAACTTGACCAGACGCGTTCCATCCTCTTTCAAGATCGGTTTTCCAGTCTTTGGATCCGAAGCGCCCTCGTACATTTTCGCCGCGTACCGCTTTTTCGAGTACAAAAAGTACGGACAGTACACCTTCTCAAGCTCCAGATCGTTCGGTGCCTTGAAAAGCCTCGAACACTGTTCGGACGCCTGTTCGCCGAGTTGCCACGAGTAATCGATCGCCTCTTGACCTTTGCGTCCCTGGACGTCAAACTCAACCATCACGGAATCCGTGTCTCCGTATCGAACCTTGGCGCCTGGGAAATTCGCCTCGACGTAATTCTTCGTCTCTTCAATCATCTGTCGACCACGCATAGTGACTGTCGACGCGATGGCAACGCACGGAAGCATGCCCTTGACGGCGCCCGTGAATCCGTAGATGGAATTCATGCTGATTTTGTACGCGAGCTGTTGACCGTTGTACACAGCCTCCATCGGTGTTCCCTCGGCTTGTGCCATCAGTTTCTTCGCCTTTTTACGGAACGCGGCGAGCTCGTTCAGAATGGCTGGGAGGAGGCTTGGAACGCCTTGGGCAAATTTGTATGGTCCGTACTGTTCGTACGTGATACCCGGGACATTCGCATACTTGGGGTCGAGAACCAGGCTTGAATAGCACAGATTATGAGCACGCATGATGCTCGGATACAGACTCGCAAAATCGAGCGCCGTAATCGGACCATAGTACGCACCCGTCTGCGCATCGAGTACCGTCGCTCCTTGGTATTTCTCGTCACCCGTCGCTTTAGAGTACAACGTCGGAATCATGAATCCGAGCTCGCGCGCCTTGCGTGCCAGTTGCGAAAACACCTTGATTTGTTGTCCGCGTTCGCTCAGGTAACTCAGAGGGACCCACGTCGCCTTGGCCATCTCGACCAGATTCTGAATCATACAAATCTTTTCCGAGATGCGATGCGGCAGTTCCGTATCCTTGATACAGTACTCCGCCACTTCACCCAGTAGATTCGGGTCACCGCCTCGGAACCGAACGAACATCTCCTTGACAGGCATGTCGATCTTTTGGTCTTTCAGAAAATGTGCCGATACGGCGTTCAGGGAGTAACTCTCGAGTTTATGTTCGCGCTTAATGTCCTGGAACATATCGAACACGTACCGACCACGCATGGGAACCATCTTCAAGTCATTCGATCCGAGGGCGTTCGACGCGAGGCGTTTGACGACGAGTTCGTTCGGAACGCCGCGAAGTCGACCCCACATGTGTGCATCCGGACCGGCGACGGTCACGACGGCGCGCGTATACAGGTACTCCAAGTCGAACCCGAAGATGTTCCAGCCAGTCACAATGTCAGGATCGAGTTCGCGGAGGTATCTTCCGAGTCGCTCGAGCATTTCACGCTCCGTGTCGAATGACTCACATTCGGAACCGGACGTTTTCTTGACGCAGAAACATTTACGGTCAAAGTACCCTTCGCGGCCAAACTCTTTGGTGGTGACCGCCACTTGGAAACAGACGTCCTTCTCCTTGAATGCGTTTGGAAACGCACCCGATTCCGAGTACGACTCGATATCGAGGCTTGCGATGCGTAGCGGTGCAATATCGTCCCGGTCGACGGGTTTCAGGGTTCGCCAATCGGCGACGCACAGATCGACGTCGCACGTAGAATCGTGTCCCGGGCTCGCATTGTCAGGCACTTGGAGCCACCCCGTCGATTTGATTTCGGACCTGTGCATGAATCGCAGCACCGGATCGAGATTCTTTTCATAAATCTTCAAGCCGCGAGGGCGACACTCCTTCATCTCCTCGAGCCTTCGGAATCCGAGTTTGAGGAACGTAAACTCCTCTTGATTCCGAAACCCCCAGAGATCTTTGCGTCGAATGATGGCCGAGCTCCACGGTTTAATCTCCTCGATGAGCGCCTTGGGGCTCCGATCGGGCGGCACTCTGACGAAAAAGTACGGCTCGAACGGTGTTTCGACGTGGACCGACTTTCCATCCTCGGTTCGCCCGAAGATGTGAATGACGTACGCGTCGTCTGTATCCTCGCCGTGCCACGCAACGGCTTGGAATATCACCATGGGTTTATAATGTTGTTTATTTTTAAGGGTTATGGTTTCTCCAGGGAGATTGTTCAACACCCCACCAGGCGTGCGCATGTCCCCGGGCAAGAAACGCGTACTTTACGGACCCGGTCCGAACATCAAATCGATTCATTCAGCCTTGACCCGCGTCTCAGCCGCCTTGGCCGAATCCCGAAATCTTCACACACGGATGATGAATGCTGGTGTCCAGAAACGTGCGGCCCATCAGCGTGTTTCGGACCTCGTCGGTAAGTTGGCCAGACTTCAGCATCGGATGAGATTGCGTCCTTCGGCGGCACTCCAGGATCAGATTGATCACGTCCAGAGACAAATAAACGACGAACTTCCAAACATGACCAACAAGGAGAGAAGGTCCGCCGTGCTCATCAAAGAATATGAAAAATCAGTGAAGCGTTACCACCAGCTCGCACGCCGCGTCGCCCACCTCAACAGAACTCGGAACCTGAACAATCGTCCTCTCTCACCGAGAGAGAAGGAAGCCATTCGACTCACGGCTACAATCGTCCGGAACATGTCCGCGGCGCAACGCACTGTACGTCACCTACCGATTCCGCGGAACATGGGACACCTCGTCATACGATCAGCGGCTCGCCGGTAAAGTCCAACGCCCGTTGTTGCCAATGAACTTCGATTCATCGGAGTATACCTACACAGAATCATTTTTGACCATTCGCTGGACGAGTTCCTGGAACGAAACTTTCGGTACCCACCCGAACGCCTGAAAAGCCTTGGTCGAGTCGCCGATGAGGTAATCAACCTCGGCAGGTCGATAAAATTCGGGACTGACACGGATGAGCACTTCACCTGTGATGACGTCAGTTCCGTATTCCGTGTCACCTGAACCGTGCCACTCGACGCGTTTTCCGATGCAGTCGAGTGCCACCTCGACAAACTCCCTGACTGAATGGGTCTCGCCCGTCGACAGAATGTAATCGTCCGGTGTATCCTGTTGCATGATGTGCCACATTCCCTCAATGTAATCTTGAGCATGGCCCCAGTCACGCTTGGCATCGAGGTTTCCGAGGATGAGTGGAAATTTGTGTGCACCGATCGCCTTGGTGATTTTACGGGTCACAAACTCTTCTCCGCGGCGTTCAGACTCGTGGTTGAACAGGATGCCGTTACAGGAGTACATCCCATAAGACTCTCGGTAATTCTTTGTAATCCAGTATCCAAAAAGCTTAGCACACCCGTACGGACTTCGAGGGTAAAATGGTGTGGTTTCTTTTTGTGGAATTTCAACCACCTTTCCAAACATTTCGGAGGTTCCAGCTTGGTAGAAACGGAATCGGTCAAGTGGATATCCACTGAGACGAATCGACTCGAGCCATCGGACGACTCCGAGGGCGTCAACGTTGGCAGTAAACTCAGGCTGCTCAAAAGACACTTTAACATGAGACTGTGCAGCCAAGTTATAAATCTCAATACGCTCGTAATCACCAGCAGCCACATCGCGAACAATTGTAGCGAGACGCGGAGAATCTGTAAGATCACCTCGAACGATCTTGAGACCCTGAATGTGATCGATACGCTCGCGTTTGTGTTCGGAGGCGTATCGAACGAGCCCGTAGACGTCGTATCCCTTTTCGATAAGAAACTCGGCGAGATAGGATCCATCCTGACCAGTGACGCCACTGATGATGGCAGCTCGCGAGCCCATAATTAAAAAACCTCTGTCCTTTTTATATGAGCCTAATCGATCTCACGGGCCTCACGCTCGCTGAGATTATCGGCGACTTTCAATTGAAATTCTTTGCACGCGAGCACCAACTTGGCAATCTGTTCGGCGGTCTCGTCGGATACACTGGTGTCATATTCTTCCTCATCCGAAGTCTCGCAAAGGGCAACGTCATGTATGTCAACGGAATGTGGGACGGTCTCTCGGGCATCATCGAAACCCTGGCGGCGTATTTCATACTCGGTGAACGTTTCGATTCCTGGAATCACTACCTCGGACTCGTACTCATCGTAAGCGGTCTGTTCCTGCTGCGCTCTGGAAAGATTCCATACAAGTAACTCGAGCAGCTTCGTTTTTTGATCGATTGTGAGACGTTTGCCTGTTTTCCAGTTGCCGACGAGCTCCTGACCAAGCCAATAAAAGGCGGTCAACTTGAACACCAGCGGATCGATCGGTTCCTTGGGGACGTAGCGTTCAATAAGTCGTCTTCGAATCTCTGGTTCGATCAACCTCCACATCTAGAAATAAAGAACCATTTTAGTTCTAGATATGGAATTCGTACTCGCAACTCAGATGGCTCTCAGCCCTTTTGATCCGTTCAAGTATTCGGGTGGGTGGTACGAAGTGGCTTCGATCAAAAAAGGATTCTACGGACTCGGACAGAACGACTGCATGGACACGCGCGGCCTCTACGAATACAATCCAGACAAGGATGAGATTGACGTCGCGACGCAGTGTCGCCACCTGGATGGACATGTGAGCGGTATTCGAGGCGTCGTGACGTGTCCGACGTCCAAGTCGACCCGGGGACTCGCCGCGTGTTCGCTTCGATTTCCGACCGCGTCGTGGATTCCACCATCGGCATACACGATCCTCGAGACGGATTACGACTCGTACGCCATCATTGAAAGCGGTCTCGGACCGAACAGCGCTGCACCGTTCGTCCAGTTGTATTCACGGTACGCGCGTCCAGGACTTCGATTCATCGAGGCGAAGAAAGAGCTCCTAAGGAAATGGGGTTACGATCCTGAAACCGTTCACCTGACACCTGTAACTGTATCTAACGAGGACATTCCAGGGTAAAGAAATGTCAAACGTCGAGGACATTTCGCGTCTCTTGCGTGAAAACATTCTCCCCCGTCTTGATGCTCATGAAGCGGAGATTTACGAGCTCCGTTCGGTCACATGGCCCGTGTGTCAGGCGCTCTGGGACCGTAAGATGCCGTTCATGAACATGAGCATGAAGAAGCGGTTTTTTAAATTCCTGGACGTGAGTGAACTTCGACGTCTGCTCAAATCCAAGGCACTTTTTGCCAACATCAATGACGTGTCCCTCGATCAAGAGATTGCGATGCTGACCGAAATAAAGGTTACACAAGAATGAATATAAATGTCCAAGATTATTTCATATAGTTTATTTGGAAATGTCGGCATGTTTTTGTATGGAGCTCTCGCCAATGCATTTCAGTGTAAAGAGCACTTTCCTGATTGGACGATGCGTGTTTATCACGACGATAATGTCCCTGTTCGCGTTCTCGATTGTCTGAGAGAGCTCAATGTACAGTTGGTTCGAGTCGAGCCCGACGGAACGTACGGAACGTTTTGGCGGTTTCGTCCGTTGTTCGAGTCCGGACATGAACGCGTCCTGATTCGGGACGTCGATTCACGCATCACGTGGCGTGACGTGCGATGCGTGAATGAGTGGATTGAATCTGGCAAAAAGTATCTCGTGATTCGCGACCACGACGAACATTACAAGACTGAAATTATGGCGGGTATGTTTGGTGTCTCCGGTGGTCCACTTCCGTCGAACGGCATCGACCAGTATGCCAAACTCCATGAGTACACGTCCGACCAAGAGTATCTGAAAAACTGTCTATGGGACACGATGAAGCTCGATCTCCACGAGTGTGGTTTCCGTGACACACAGTGGATGAAGGATTCGTGGTCACCTGATAATTTCATGGGTCTCGGATTTGACGAACATGAAAAGCCTCGAACGAATCACGGTCACATGTTTGCGACGTGTCGGTCGTGACTGCCGTGATAGTAATTGTAACCATCCATCGTACCGTGACCGATTCCAAACTTTTTTAGAATGACGCTATGGAGAACATGATCCCCCCAACGATACTTGATACACCCTCGGAATTCACGCACGCGCTCGATCCATGCTCGCACATCTTCACGATTCCATACATCCATTCGGGTCACAAAAACGTTCGTGTATGGCATCGTGCGATCGTAAAACCCTGCATCCTCACCGAGCCATACCGGAAGGGTCGCGTTTGTGAGTTCGTGTGTCTCGACGTCAAACATCGGTGTCCGGTACGGCACGTCGGAAGAAACACAATCAAACACCTCGGCCCATTTTTCGTTTTCGAGGATACAATCTTCATCGACCCGAAGAACTACGTCATAGTCCTTCAGGTGGTTCCAAACGTCGCACGTGTGAAATTCACACATGACATGATACCCCGGGTAACATCTCCCGTCGTAGAACGTGTCTATCGTTTCACGGGGAAGTGGTACATCCATTGGAAAATGAAAAGGGATCGAAATCCATTTAAAGCGCATGTTCGGTGTCTGCGCCTCGATAAATCGCTGGTGTTCCTCCGAAATGTTTCCTTCGTGGAACATGACGAGTTCAGAAGGACCGATAAATTTTTGAATCGAAGTGTTACGTGCAATGAGACGAGAATACATGCTCGGGTTGGGGTACCCTCGAGTCAGACAGAAGATGGCCGTCTTCATATGATTCTAGGACGCATTTCGTTTAGTTGGTGACAAAGTGATACCTCACGTTACCGTACATCGCAGCCATGTATCCAAACGTCGAAATACCCGGGATGTTTGGAAAGTTTCCACCCGTTACGACAACCATCGGACACTTACTGAGAAGGAAAAAGTCGAGAAAAATTCCGACACGGTCGCTTGGATCACATTCCACGTCACCGTGGACGACGGCGATACCTGTATCCAACGTGCGTACGTTGGATGGAAAAAGCTTTTTCGTCATCGGTGAATCGCTCGCAAGAAATACGGGACCCGGGGCATTCTTTACGAGTCGAATCATCTCATCTACCGCCGTTTGTGACGCAAATGTATCCTCGTCGCGGGAAACTACTTTGCGACTGTCGGATGCTGAGGCTCCTCGACGAACATGAATACCAAACACAGCGTCTTTGACGAGATGCTCGTGACGTTTCAGGTGCTCTTCGAGTTCCGGTGACGGCTTTACGAGTTTACGAATCAACGGATGAACGCGTTCGACCGTGATGTTATTGATGAAAATCTTCCCTTCGTAAACAGGAAGATCCGTACGATCCGTCAATGGAAAGTTGAACGTGAGCCATCGACCTAGTTCATAATCCTTGATTGATTCATGGACGACGCCGTCTGGACAGTTGTAAAAAAAGTCGCACAGCATGATGAATAAGTTTGCGAGCCCGTGTCCTTTCGGTGGAATAAACACATGGCTCATTTGATTCTGTACGCCTCTGCACGCTTTAATATATACTCCCAGTTTGTAATGTTCAGCTTGCGTTCAAAATGCATGTAAAATTCGAGCTCGATGAGTTTCTTCAGACGTTGAAACTCATGACTTTCGAAATCAATTTCACCCTCGTCTGGATACTCATGCGTCGTCCCGAGCAAAGAAACCACTTTCATTTCGCAAGTCTTCATAAGAAATGCCGGTAGGCTTAAACTGTTCGACAAACGGAATCCATGGACTGAGGGATTCGTCGACGATGAGTGTCGATTTTTTCGGTTCGAGAAGAGACGTTTGCTGTGCTACGGGGATGCACAACAACGGGTGACCTATATGATTCAGGAGTCCGTGGATGATGATATCAAACGTCTGGCGTGTATCGACGTTGTCGAGCATGAGTTGAGCAAACTCCCTCGTGAAACAAAACACTTCGGCTCCACCATTGTTTCCTATGATTCTCGGTTTGGTGTTTGGAATGACATGGAAATTGACACCGACGCTCATGTTGACATACCATAAATCATCCGGTAGTTTTACATTCCAGTCTTTGATAAACACAATGTCGTCATCCCCCTTCCAGAACCATTTCGTCGAACTCTTGTCCCGAGCGACCCGACGGAACATCTCCATACCTTTGACGACACCGGATATATGCGCCAAGCTCGTCGTACCCCCGAGACGCTTGTGAAGCCATTGAACGTATGGATGATCCTTAGAGTAATCGGTAATCCACTCGACGTCCGTAAACCCTCTCTTCTCGAGATGCTCCTCGAGGAGCGGTCGACGATATCCACATGATACTGGACAATGTAACACGTAAAGCTTTGGCATCAATACTATGTATGAGCATCTGTATTTTAGGTTCAAGTGGATTCATAGGACGGAATTTGGTACGATCGTTTCCGGGAAGTGTAGCCTTGGCGCGCAAAGATCTCAATCTTCTCGATTCTGAAGCAGTGACGAACTATTTTTCAAAGAATAATTATGAAGTTGTTATTCATTGTGCCGTCATGGGAGGGAGTCGCCTTCGAGAGGATGACCACTCGGTGCTCGACCAGAACCTTCGTATGTTTTTCAACGTGATGAATGCCACTCGGTGTAAAGTGTACTACTTTTCGAGTGGAGCGGCGCTCAGAAATTTCCCAAACCCACCGAACGACCCCTATGGATTTTCAAAGTACGTCATTGAGCAGTACAAGTGCTCACGACTTCAGATTTTACGCATCTGGGGGTGCTTTGGGCACGACGAACCACCGACGCGCTTCCTCGCAACAGGTAAACGTGATGGACATGTCACTATCAAAGAGGACCAAGAGTTTGATTTTTTCCACGTGGATGACGTTGCCAGAGTCCTTGAATATCTTATAGACAGACCCAATATCGGATATCCACTAAATATGGTGTATCCAGGTAAGAAATATCTTCTTTCCGAAATTGCTGAAATGGCAGGTGTTTCAGTGACTGTGTACGGAAAAAAGAATAGTGGTTACATAGGCGAGTATAACCTTCATATGCTGACTCTGCCGACTCTGAAAAAGCGAGTAGAAGAATACTTTAAGAATTAAACGGCTTTCATCATATGAAGGCTTTGATTCTCACGTATTCGGGATTTCAGGATCACGAACTCGTTTATCCTTATTATCGTTTGCTCGGAGCGGGTTTCCACGTCGATATTGTCGCAGACAAGAAAGATGAACTTGGAAGAATATACGGCATCTTTGGTCTGAACATGCCGTGTCACATTCTTCTCAAGGATTTTTCAGTTGACCTCGTCGACGAGTACGATCTTTTGATACTCCCGGGTGGTGTAAAAAGTCTCGAAAAGCTTCGTCAGAATAAAACTGTGCTCGAATTCGTTGCACGATGGAATCAACTCGGAAAATGTATTTCGAGTACATGCCATGGTGCACAATTGCTCATTTCTGCCAAGGTTGTAAAGGGACGTCGCATCAGTGGATACTATAGTCTCAAGGATGACATTGAAAATGCGGGTGCTGAATATGTCGATGCACCGTTCGTAATCGATTCGAACATTGTTACGAGTCCGCATTACGACCACATGGGTCCGTGGATGGAAAAGACGCTCGAAGTTTACCGAACGACGAGCGTGACACAATCGTCTGAAAATCCATCCATGTGACGTGCCACAGTTTCAACGACACGAACAAATCCCACATCACCAGGTTGAATCACATGAAACGTTTCATCTTCAATCGTCTTCATCATGTTTCCACGAAGAAAAATGAGAATGTCATTAGGGTACTTGTCTTTGAGGTTTACAGGCTCGATGATTATCGTCCTACCACAAAATTGAAACTCATTGCGCACCGCATCGTCGAACCAGAGACACTCATCCGTTTTAGGAAGTTCGTATTGTGAATTTTCATACCCGGAACATTCTCGCCCATACGTGTCCGTGAGTCGAACGAGATCTTTTTTGTTCACGGGTGTTTCAATTTCAAATACGATTACATCATCAGATGTCGCGCACGTCTGATGAAATAATCCTCGACGTATCATCTGTTTCGCAGGGGCTTGGAGTGTTTTTGAATCAGCGATGAATTTCATCTCGATGGTTCCACTCACGACAACCAGACCAGTTGTCTTGCTTGGATGACAATGCATGCTCGTAGAGTGACCTTTCTTTATATGAAGAACCCATAAAGCAACATGTTCGTTTTCGTATGCAAGATATTCGTACCCCCAAGGCTTTTGAACGATGACGGATTTGTGATTCATATTCTCTAATTAGCTTTGACTTTTAAGCCGGGAACATGTTTTCCAGAGTGCCTGATTTAATCTGATTCGTCACCGGATCCCTGTAACTCATAACACGAGGTATGAGAAGTTGATTACGAACCATGTTCACGTGAAAGAGTGCACAGTCGGATGATGAAAGACAATCGGAAAGCGTTTCGTGTGTCTGTATACCATAGGCTTGAGCTATTGCACTGAAATCGGGACTCGTCACGTCCGCTCCGAAACGGTTTTTGAACAAGTTGTCTTGCATGAGACTGATTGCGAGGTACCCTCCATTGTTGAGTACTATGATCTTCATGGGTATCTTGTACTGAATCACAGTTTGCAACTCTTGTAAATTCATCTGAAACCCACCGTCACCAGCGATGCATATGATCCGGCGGGTCCTGTCCGCTGCCCATGCACCTATGGCACCTGGAAGTCCAAACCCCATAGAACACAAGCCGCTGCTCGTAAACAAACGGTTCCCGTGATTTCTCAAAGCCTGCATCGTGCACGTAAAACTGGTTCCCATATCAGTCACGACAATGTCACGTTCGGTCAGGTATGTTCCGAGTTCTTGAATGAGATCATAACTGTTCACGAACCCATGTGCTCTTGTGTGGGGTTCATCGAAAACAGACAAGGTATTCTTCCAGCTCTGCACGCGTTCGATCCAATCGGGAACATTCACGGTGACATCAAATTGTCTCATGAATTCCCTAACGTCTCCAATGTACTGATAGGCACTTTTCATCGTACGTTTGAAAACTTCATTCTCATCAATGTCCACCACGATAATCGTTGCATGCGGTGCGAATTTTGAAGAATCGTATCCGGTACAAGGTATACTCAATCGACTTGCAAGCACAAGAATGCAATCCGCATTCTGAACGGCTAGGTTTGCACCTCGTTCACCGAAAATGCCGAAATTCCCAACGTACAATGGATGTTCCCAATGAAACATGTCATTCGCATTCCATGTACAAACTACAGGAGAGCGCACACGTTCAACAAAGTCGATAAACTCCTTCTCGGAATTCGATGTATGAATACCGTTACCGGCGACAATCAATGGCTTTTTTGCCTGGGTAAAAGCGTCCACCAAATCACGACTCAACAGAGGTGAAGTTTCATCTCGGAAACTAATACGCTGTGGAACAACATCGATGTTTTCAGCTTGAACATCGATGGGCACGTCGAGCCATACAGGACCCATTCGACCTGTCGTTGCCATTTTCCAAGCATGTTCGAGTGTTTCAGGTATATTCGATGTCACTTGTGTTGCATAGTTCGTACAATGTTTCACCATCGTAACAATGTCGCATTCTTGAACGCCGAGCTGACGAAGTGGACGAGGTTCAGACGAAAGCGTCTGATTTCGAGGTACTTGACCACTCAGAACAATCATCGGAATACCGTCTTGCCAAGCACCGACTACGCCGGTGATTGCATTCGTAGAACCTGGTCCGTTTGTTACGAGCACGAGCGCTGGTTTTTTAGCAATTCGAGCGTATCCGTCAGCCGCCATGGCACAGGCTTGTTCGTGATAGTTGAAAATCGCATTCATAGAACTCGTGCGCGTACTTTCGAGTAAGTGCGCAGCTGCTCCACCGGAGACACAAAAGACTTGTTCGACACCTTGAAGTTCAAAAAATTGAATGATGTAATCACTCACTTTCATTATGGTTTTTAGACTCAAAATCCTTAAGTAGCCTGCACACGTAATCGACATCATCGAAACTCATTCCATGGTGAGCCCCTAGAAGAAAACCGTCACGCATTACGCGGTCTGCACCGTCAAACTCCTTCAGGTACGTCCGCCACACTGGATGACGTGTGATGTTCCCTGCAAAACACACGCGCGTCTGAACCCCATTCGCCTCGAGAAACTTGAGACACTCGAGCCGATCCGGGCACATCAGCGGCATCGCAAGCCAGTTGGGTTTCTTCGAATCGTCCGGAAGGAGGTAGTACTTTGTGTCTTTCAGGTTTTCAATGTACCGCTCGATATTGGCACGACGTTTCGCGAGCAAACCATCCAGTTTTGCCCATTGCGCCAGCCCAAATGCAGCGTTCATTTCACACGCCTTCAGATGGTACCCTGCGACGCCGTACAAAAACTTCCAATCGTATGGGATGCCGTCGACGGAATGATTGAAACGTTCGGACGGTTCCTCGACATTGTCTCCGATGCGACCCCAGTCTCGAAACATAATCGCCCGTTTCAGGTGAGCGTCGTCGTTGAACATCACCATGCCACCGACTCCACCAGCTGTGATAACGTGGCTAGCATAGAAACTCGTCGTCGAAACATCAGTCTGATAGTCTGGAGTGGTGCTCGGGATCGTATCCGCCGAATCCTCGATGAGAATCAGATCCGGAAACGCCTCTCGGATCGCCTTCCAGTCCGGTACATTTCCAATGAGGTTCGGAATCAGAAGAACGCGTGTCTTGCTCGTGACGACGGCGCGAATCTGTTCGACGCTCGGAACGTATCGACCAATTTCAGAATCGCAAAATACGGGCGTGAGACCACATTGTGCGATGGGTGCGACGGTCGTCGCAAACCCACACGCTGGTGTCACCACTTCGTCTCCGGGTTTGAGATCGAGGGCACACAGAGCGAGAAGAATAGCACTCGAACCCGAGTTGACAAAGAGACCGTACCGTTTTCCGAACCGAGCCGCCACCTTTTCCTCAAACTCGACCGAGATGGGCCCAAAACCGGCAAGCCACCCTGCGCGAAGACAATCATTCACCGCCTGAATCTCCTCTTCGCCATACGCCTCAAACTGATTCGGTGCATACCAAACCTTCTTGTGCGTCACCATGTCTAAAGTTTATTAGTGTCACTCTTTTAATATGAGGGTTCTTGTCACAGGGGGACTCGGCTTTATAGGATCAAACTTTATTGACTATGTACTCGAGAATAACGACGAAATTACAGCCGTCATGAACGTCGACAGATGCGATTACTGTGCCCGAGTTCACAACGTTTCACGAGCCAGTGACCCTCGATATACATACGTCCAAGCTGACATTACAAACATGGCAAAGATGAAACGTTTGTTTGATGAATTTAAACCCGAAGTTGTCGTTCACTTTGCAGCACAATCTCACGTCGACACGTCATTTGAGAACTCTTTTCAATACATTAATGATAACATCATCGGTACGTATACGATACTTGAATGTGTCAAAGAATCTGGGTGTAGACTGGTACACATCAGCACTGACGAAGTTTACGGCGAAGTCGCTCTCGACGAGACGAGTCACCCGGATACGTCAGTTTTGAATCCTACGAATCCATACTCGGCGACCAAGGCGGGTGCTGAACTTCTCGTCAAGGCGTATGGACACTCGTTTAAGATTCCGTATGTCATCACGCGCGGTAACAACGTCTTTGGACCAAAACAATACCCCGAGAAGGTGATTCCTGCGTTTGTGACTCGGATACTGAACGATGAACCATGTAGAATTCATGGGACTGGACAATCTCGCAGAAATTTCATTTACGTCGACGACGTTTCCCGTGCCGTGATGATTGTTTTACTCAAGGGTGTCTCGGGGACCGTATACAATATCGGAACTCGCAACGAATACTCTGTGAATGAAATATTCAAACACATCCAGGAAAAGCTGGGAAAAGGAACAAAGATTCACGTCAACGATCGTCCTCATAACGATCAGAGATATGCTATTGATTCTTCTGCGTTGTGTGCGCTTGGGTGGAAAGAGGAGGTTGATTTTGAAAGCGCGCTCGACAAAACGATCGAATGGTATAAAGCAAATATGACTTGGTATTCATAGTATGAAGAAGGTGCTCGTGACCGGGGCTTCGGGTTTGGTAGGACGTGCTTTAACTTCTCTTGAAGGCGTCGATTGGATCCCAGTGTGTTCAAAGGATGCAGATTTGCGTGACATTGAACAGGTTCGAGCGCTTTTCGCTCGTCATGCTCCTATCGATGGCGTCATTCACCTCGCCGCAAACGTCGGTGGTGTGTTCAAGAATATGGCACAGCCTGTTCAAATGTACGAGGACAACATGCTCATGAACACGAATATCCTTCGAGTTGCACACGAGAGTGGAATTCAACGCGTCATGTGTTATCTATCGACGTGCATCTTCCCCGATCCAGCTCCAGGATACCCCATGACACCCGAGATGCTTCACACTGGCCCTCCTCACCCAAGTAACCAGGCATACGCATATGCAAAACGTATGGTGGATATCCACTGTCGGGCGTATCGTCAACAGTACGGACGTGAGTATTTTTGCGTCATTCCAACAAACATCTACGGTCCACACGACAACTTCAACCTCGAGAATGCCCACGTCATTCCAGCCCTGATCCACAAGTGTTACCTGGCGAAACGCGACGGAACGCCGTTCGTCGTCGCCGGCGACGGAACGCCTCAGCGACAGTTCATCTTCAGCAACGACATTGCTCGTCTGACACTCTGGGCATACCAAAATTACACGGACCTCGATCGACCGATGGTGATGTGTCCTCCGAACGCCGAAGTGCCTCTTTCACGTGTCGTGGAACTCATCGTCGACGCTTTTGATTTCAAGGGTCCAGTGGTGTATGATACGTCACGTACGAATGGACAGCTCAAAAAGACGGCTGACCACACGACGATCGATTTCAAGTACACGACTCTCGAGGATGGAATCAAAACGACGGCAGATTGGTTCCTGACAACGAGCGAAAAACGAGTTTAGTGGCTTAAAGTTTTTTCGCTTTGTACAAACAGAAGCCCCAGTAGCTCAGTGGTAGAGCGTTTGTTTTGTAAGCAGCAGGTCGGGTGATCGATCCACCCCTGGGGCAGCGCACATAGTATAGTGGTAGTACAGCACCCTTCCAAGGTTCAAGCTCGGGTTCGATTCCCGATGTGCGCACTTTTTTTCTCATGTACAATAAATGCCGCTGCTCACAGAAGCGGAATATCTCCAAAGGTACCTGAATCTTTTACAACATCACATGAGTTTTACGATGTATGGCACCCCATACAATAGAGCAGCCAGAATACGACGCAATGCTCGCAGAAATAAGATTGTCGAAGAGACGACAAAAACACTCAAAAAGCTTCAAGAGGCGCTGAAGCGGAATCAGACTATTGTTCATCACAATATGAGAAAAGCCAACGCACCTAACATTGGTACACCGAATTGGTATGCGAAGAAACTCGAGGCGAATCGATACAGGCAGATTCTGCCGAGAGCACAGGCTCTTCGAAATAGAATCTTGGAACGACGAGCGCTCGGAATCATACGTCGATACTGGCTACAACCACCGATTGTAGGAAGAGGCTACCTGCGACACCAAAAAAATACAGCGGCTCGGTGGAGCGCTGCAAAGTAATGGTCCTGTAGCACAATCGGATAGTGCGCCAGCCTTCTATGTGAATCACATGGTGGTAGCTGGAGGCTGTGGGTTCGAGTCCCACCAGGATCGCGTTAAATTTGAAAATTCTAAATAGAGACCAATAGTATCTGACCTTAGCTCAATTGGTAGAGCGAAAGACTGTAGTCGTTTGAAAAAAATCTTTAGGTCGGTGGTTCGATTCCGCCAGGTCAGAACATGTTGGTTTCATCGTCTAATGGTTAGGACACAGGACTCTGAATCCTGTAATGGGAGTTCGAGTCTCCCTGGAACCTGAGGCTCCTGTAACTCAGTTGGTAGAGTGTGAGGCTGTTAAGGTGAACATTGTTCACCGCTTCGACACCTCAAAGTCGTAGGATCGAAACCTGCCGGGAGCGCTTTTCTTGAACTATTCCGCTCTAGTTCAAGAAACGTTTCTTCTTGCCGAATAAAACTTGTACCCAATGTACAACCCAATTATGATGCCTACGACGATTCCGATTGCAATGAGGAACCATTGCCACCACGTCAGTTTTTTAGGACCTGATGGTCCTACTGGACTCGAAGCGCACGTCATGAGTCCTTTAAGTAGACCATCGCTCATTGGAGCACTCGCTCCGGAAGAATTGACACACATGTCGTATGCATCGTTTCCTTTGAGTCCAGAGGGTGTGACATCAGCACCGACCGCATTGTAACCCGTAGGACACGCCGTACCTTTCGACACTGATTTCATACCAGCCGAAACAGCCCAGTCGTAAAACTGCTGGTTATAGCTGCAGCCTGGAAGAGCGTCATTGATGACGCTCAAGAGTCCCGTATCGGTCGTGGTCGTCGTGTTACTCGTCACGGCGTTGCTCGACATTACAAGAGACGTAGAAAAAAACATTGCTTACAAACGACGCTGCGCGGTTCTCGCCACGTTAGTCGCCGCCCGAAGCTGTGCCATGTATGCATTGACTCGTTGTCTTTCAGCGTTGAGTGCTTGTACATGAGCATTCAAAGCTGCTTGCTGAGCAGCTTTAAGATAATGTTTCCGAATGCGTTGATAGGTCCAATTGGACGCAGGTGGTATATTGTATTTTTTAGTTCCGCTGTAAGGATCATAGTATGTCTGAGTCACGTACCCACTCGTTCCTGTAAAGTTTTTCCAGGCTCTGTTGAGTGATGGAACGTTTGTAAAGTTGTAGTTCGCTCTCCCCGATGTGTTTCTGAGCAGTTTCTTAAACTCCTGAATTTCGGCGTTTGACACGCGTTCGCGTGCATTCCGAAGCACTTTTGCACGGGCCAACTTTATACGCGCCTCCGCTTGACCCATCAAAGTACGAGACCGTACTTTTTTCTCCTCATTTCTTTCGCGGTTTCTTGATCTAGCCTCTCTCATTTCTCGTTCAAGTCTGGCGACCCGATTAGCAGCCCGTCGCTGAAGTTCAGCAACGTTTGCCTGGGCGCGAAGAAGCGCGGTGGTACGGGACAAAGTCGAGGGACGTTCACGTCGAGGCGGCATGTTTTACTTACTGTATAGAAAAAACGTGTGTTAAATCCGCCTAAAGACGATGGACCACGGAATGTCAACCAACAACCAGACACCAAATGGCTTCCTCTTTCGCCCAGATGTTTGATGAGATCTTCCGTCGTGAGCTGATTGCCGTCCTCTCTCGTGTTGCAGAGGGTGAGGGTCTCGAGCTCGACAACCTGGTGACCAAATACCTCCCGGCGGACATTGCTCCGGCCAAGGCGACGGCTCCCAAGAAGAAGCGGGAGGCCAAGGTGACTGTGAACCCCGAACCCAAGCCGGCAACGACCAAGTGTACCTCGGTGACGGCCAAGGGCAAGCCTTGCTCTCTCAAGGCGTTGGCAGGCGAGTGTATGTGCCGCGTGCACCTCAAGGCGGCGGATAAGCCGGCAGCCCCGACCCCAGCCCCTCGTGGGCCGGCAACGGGTCCGGTGAAGAAGCCGAAGAAGACCAAGAAGACGGAGCAGCCCAAGCATACCCACGAGCTGGATGAGGAGACCCACGACGACTGCGAGCTGTGCCAGACCCACGGATCGGCGATGGAGGACACGGAGGATGAAGAGGAGTTTGAGACGGTGGTGTCACCGCCTCGGACTCTTCGTGAACGGTTGGCCCGGATTGCGACCCAGGAGTACGAGGACGACGAGGATGAGGAGTAAAGTCCTCAAGGACGATAGATACACAGTGCAGTTGCCCCGAGTGTAATAGCAAATACGGTTATCGCTAAAAACTTTTGTCCCTTTGTCTGCTGTGGCTGCGGCGCGGGGAATACAGGAACGGGAACAATCACATGTCTGTCAGATAAAGGAGGGCTCGGAAGCTCCGCGCGACACATTGGACATCGAGTGACGTAACACTGGATGTGCACTTGTTTTTTACAGCACCCGAGGTGGACGACCGTGCCGCTCAGAGGCTCGAGACACACGGGACACTCCTCCATACTAATCAAGGTGTACGAAAATTTTATTCAGAATAAAATCCTCAAACGTCACCTCGAACGTCTCGCCGTTATTGTCGTCGTGGACATACCACGTGTCGGCGTCGTAGGCGTACACGAGACCCTCGCGGTACACGCAACGCTTCTTGGTCTCGGCGATCGTCTTGGTGATCCGAAGACCGATCAGCTCGCGAAGAGAGTTTTCGATAGCAACGGCGTTGACGAGAACGGAATCCATTACTAAAAACAAAACGCGCCTAGACTTTAAAGTATGCACAAACGACCGCTTCCGAAATTGGTCGTCTCAGTCGATCCGTCGACGCTCAAGTATGCCCCGATCGAAAACAGTATCGTGTACAAGTTACGTCACACTATTCCGTACCCTCCATTGAAACCGAAGCCCTACGTCCCCATCGCCAACATCGAAAGCCTCGTAGGAAGTCTCCGGTACCGGGGAGCGACAGACGAGGAAATTGAGGAGGTTCGTCGTAAAAATTATTACGTCCCTGTCGTGCGTCCACCACCTGCACCGAAGAAGAAGCTCAAGAAGAAGAAGACGACCGAAGAAGACATTGATAAGATGTTTTCACAGTACACGAAACCAGTTGTCAAGAAGAAGGTGCTCAAGGCGGTGGTGAAAAAAATATAGACAAACTGTAATGGAGCGCGTCCAACGCTTATGGCGCGCCAAGCGCGTCTTCACGAATAGTCAGGGGCCGATCAAATTATCAAAACCGAGCATCGTCTCGACAATCTCAGTCGCTCAATTCCCCGTCAATCTCGACGCTGTTTTCTCCCATGCGCCTCGTGGATTCACAGAGGTTACAGGCACAAAAGGCACTGGTAGAAAAGCAGTGACGCGATACACGAACGGACGATGGATCGGCAATTCGACGGGTGTCGTGCGGGTCACGGCGAAGCGAGGACCGCAGACGGTCATCATGACCAAGACGACCGTGACTGTCCTCGGTTCTGGAAATCCCGAAGAGGCGTACCTCGCCATCGTCAAGAATGGCTGGGCGCTTCGTAATTTACTCCGCGTGAAACCCGATTATCGTAAAGTTGACGGCATTTTCTACGTCAACAAACCGTTTGACCTCGAAGGTCTTGCACACGAACTCCGACGTCTTCCGAACGGTACCGTCAAGTACAATCCGGAACTGGGTTCAATTCCTGCTGTGGTACTCAAGCTTAAAAGCCCGCAGTTGACGTATCAGTTTTTCGAAAACGGAACCATCTTGTTCACTGGTATTAAAGACCCCCGTGAAATCAACGAACCTGTCAGAGTATTTAAAGAGTTTTTCACGAAACACGGACTCCAGTACATTGTGGCGTTCGAGACGGCCCGAACACCCGCACTGCGTCGACCTGTGGCGACGAAAAAGAACACGTCCAAACTCGCGAATAGGTACCCGCTCGCAGGTACATGGAACAAACTCCGTCGACCGTACGCCGGGTTTTACATCCGGCCTGGTGTGGATGGTAAACCACGCATGTACCCATACAGATTTATGCGTCGCAACGAGAACGCCGGTGTCGTAAATCTCGGTCCGATGAATCTTCGGGCCGTCGCACCCAAGGTGGTCAAGGCGTTCAAGAATGTCGGTCAGCCGATTCCCAAGGTGACTCGAAACGCATTTGCCTCTGCAGGTGTTTCGCTCGGAAGTCCGAAGAAAAAGGCGGCTGCACATGCGAATCGTCGTGCACCAAGCTGGAACGCGACGAAAAATGGGTTCTACGTTCGACCGGGACCGGGTCAGCAGCCATACTGGTTTGCAATTCCAAAGGGTCTTGCGTCTGGACGCAAGACAGTCATCGCTGCATACTCCAAGGCGGGTCGAAACATTCCAGCGGCGGTCCGCAATCTGTTTAAGATCCCAGCCTCTGTCGCCATCAATACAAAGCCGAAACACAACGTCTCTGTCGGGCTCAACGGCATCCTGCGCATCAACGGACGCCAGGCGATTCGTCTCACAGTCCCTGAACTCGTCGCCATTGCCCGGAACATGAACATTGCCGAGGTGAACAGCAAGATGAAACCAGCTGAGATTATGCAATGGATCCAGTACAAGAGTGGCCTCACAGGCGCCAAAGCGACGAAGAATTACAACGTCGAACTCAACGGCACCAAATATAAATTCCTTCAGAACGGTCGCGTCGAACGAACGGTCGGAAAGAAACGAACGACGCGAAGCTGGAACACCATACCAGCTGTGAATCAGAATCGCATCGCCAAGGCGTACCTGAATGCGTCGTACCACAACGCATACAACGCCACGCCACGCAACAAAAAGTACGAGGCGCTCCTTTTGTACCAGTATTCTCTTCGTCCGAGAACACCTTCGACAACGAATTCAAACAACAATCTAGCAAACTTTGCTGCTAACGTCATGGCCACCATGGAGAGGAACGCTGCTCGTCGTCGGACCTAAGAGTACCAAGAGGGCGCTTCTGCGCCCTCTTGTTCCGTCACGGACGGCGGACAAGACGCACCAAGTCGCTTCGCGACTTGTTCGGTGCCCCTTGTACTTAACAGATCAGACATCCAATGATACGTGATGCCCCATGACTTCCAGAGATCCAGCTGAGTTGCAATTTTGTCGTCGTGTTTGAAAAAATCCTTGGTGAGAAACTCTGCATTCGCGACACAGATGATGCGTAGCGGTTTACCGTAAAATGCAGGCATGTTGCGATACTTGACCGGTACACCCAGTATTTTGTCTTGGGCCGTTCCGCCATTGAAAAAGCACTGCGTCTTGACTTCAATGACGAAATCGTCCGTCTCCCAGTCGAGCTGATCGAATCGTCGTCCATTCTTCCTCTTTGCAGGAACCCACCCGTTCGGGTACAACTCGCGAACCAATCGTTCACCAAACTCACCAGACCATTTTTCGTTGGTTGAATTCGATTTATGTTGTCCCCATAGCATCTCAGCTGCACTGCGTGCCTTTTTCGTTTTACCAGGGATAAAATCTGGGACACCCCGAATCCACTTGAGGACTTCAGGGTCACACAGGTACTTCGTCATATTTTACATTCAAGTTACGTGTTTATGCGGGCACGACGACGATGAGCGAACGCCATGTTGTATTGACTACGATTCATGAGCAATACTGTATTAGGACTCAGATTACGAGCCAGTACAGTGAATGCATTTTGTTTCGCCCTGACTCGCCGGGCAGCATTCAACTTGCTGGCATTATTAATCTTTTTTCTCGCGTTGTTAATTTTTCTTTTGTTGTTATTTGGAACGTTCCAATTGTACGTCAGGAATAAAGGTGCTCCTAGATTTCTCGATTTAAGCCTGAGTCGTGCCCGAGCCTCTGCCACGGCTTCCAACCGAGCCTCTGCATTTCGACGCGCCTTCCATTCACGGAGTTTATTAAACATGATTTTAGTCTAGAAAAAAATGCGCCAACCGGGTGCCGCCCCCGGGTTACCGGCTCATAAGACCAGTGTACTAACTGTTATACTATTGGCGCAAGTTAAAAACAACGCTCCCCTTTAAACCATGGGTGACGAAAAGTCAGGTCCGGAGTATATTAAAGTCGAGGGCACTGACGTGTTTTTTTACTGTGACGTGTCGGTCGAATCGGTCGCCGAGTTGTGTGCCGCCGTCAAAAAGATTGAGCGGGACTATTACGAGGCGCCCATCCGCGTTCACATTCACAGCGAAGGCGGAGATCTCTACGCCGGACTCGCGGCGATGGATTTTCTCCGATCGTTACGATCACGGGTCGTGACGATCGCAGAGGGAATGTGTGCGTCGGCCGCGACGCTCATCTTCCTGGGTGGTGATTCGCGTATTGTGAGTCACAACGCGTACCTGTTGATTCACCAACTCGGATCCGATTTCTGGGGCAAGTACGAAAACATGAAGGATGAGATGCTCAGGTGTGAGCGGCTCATGAAGCGTATGAAGCGGATTTACCTCCGAGAGACGACTATTCCAGAGAGGAAATTTGAGAAGCTCATGAAGCGGGACCTGTACCTTTCGTACCGGCAGTGTGTCAAGTATGGAATTCATTCAGTCGAGTAAGCGAGCCACTTTGATCGCCACATCCAAAGGAAGAATTCTCGAAAGTATACGGACTCGGGTATTGCGGCGAATCTGTGCCTTTTTGTTGCGAACGATGTTACGCATGACCGTACCCTGGATACGCGGTGGCAAAGGAGGAAGATGGTACTTTCGTAAGAGCTGTTTGTAAGCGGCCGTGGTCAATCTCGTAGCTGCACTGTAATTCGACCAGGCCCGATTACGATTCGCTGCTAAATTGCGTGTTGCGCGATTCAAAGCACGGTTGCTCTCGTTCCACCGTTGTTCAGCAGAGACCATACTAAAGATTAATATTTAAGATTAACTAATGGAGACTGGAAAGTGCATCCGGTGTGCCCGGCGTCAACGTCTGCTGATGCCGTGCAAATCGTGTACAGGTAAGTACTGTTCGGGGTGTATTCAGCTGGAGGTTCATGCGTGCCCGGAACTCTCGGCGAAAAAGGCGTTTGAGCTCGAAAAGCTGTCCAATGCGAACCCGGTTGTCGTTTCATCCAAAGTGATTAAAATATGAAATACCAGTAATGAGCCTGACAATGGCTGAACTCCAGCATATGGTGAAAAAGTACGGCGTCACTCGAAGCGGATCGAGACCGGAAGTTGCTCGACGCCTCATCAGCGTCACGGGTCACATGCTGACGCTTTCCGATTTGAAAAAGTTGGAGGATTTCCTCAAACTTCCACCTTCCAAGAGATACCAGGGTCCTCGTTACAGACCGGTGAAGAAGAACGGTCAGTTGATTGCGATCCGCCCACGCTGAAGAACCAGTAGAATCAGAAGCATGATCATCGCGACGATGAGCAGGGTACGTCCTGTCGTAAAGTCGTCGGCAAAGTCCGCCGGTGTGATGTAATTCTTGGCGTCTGCGAGAACTACACCACGCCCAAACGTCGTCGATCCGTCATCGAACTGGTACTTGCGTGCTGGATAAAGAAACGTCCTGGCGGGATTGACACTTCCGGTCCCGAGATACATGTTCGCCGCGTGGTCGAGAGCCAACGTATCGAAATGATCGGTCGGCACACCTGCTCTGGGATTAAACTCGAGCATCGGGGGCGACTCAGGGCGCTCTGGTGCTGGTTCGAGAACACCCTTGTAGCCGCCGTTGTACACGATACCGAATGTGTCCGTTGCTGTGTACGGATTCATGCGATTCATACTCAGGTCGTCATTCAAAAGTAGGCTCGTCATTCTCTGTTAGTGACTTAGATTTAATCTCCAAGTCCGAAGGACTTGTCAGTCCGAAGGACTTGTCAGTCCGAAGGACTTTCCACCTGCGGTGGAAAGGCTGTATTGTAACGTCTCTCCTGAACTTTCGCCTTGTGCTTTTCCCACATTTCGTCGAGGTCGATGTTCAACATGTGTGCCAACTGAAAGAGGTATGAAAACACGTCGCCCATCTCAGTCGTCACATCTGTTCCTCGATCCTTTTTGAGTCCCGTTTTCCTAAAATGACGCTGGTACTGTCGTATTGCCGAGGCGAGTTCACCCACCTCCTCTGTGAACAACAGCCAGACCGTACTCACTGGAGCCTTATCCCAGCCTTTGGCACGACACAACTCGAACGTTTCGTTCCGGTACCTATTCATCATGGTCATTCAACGAGCGATACCCTTATGTAATCCGAACCACAGTACGATAAACACCGCGAGCATCGTAATCGTCTCCACGGTACACCGAAACTTTTCAGTCTCCATGTCCGACATGTTCCGTCGGCTGGATACCAGCGCGCTCGTCAGGCGGGACGCACGGTCGACGATGAAAAACAAAAGAACACCGATGAGCAGCTCCTCGAATCGTTTCATCTATTTTCTGTACAGAATAAAAATGGATCTCGAGGAGCCTCAGTGGCGTAAAAATCTCCCAGTGATTGCCGTGACGCTCGCGGTCATCGCTCTGACCTTCCAGGTGTTTGTTCTGTATCCATGGCACATTCAGCTGTCGAGACAAATTTCTCGCCTCAAGTAAGAGGTGATGTCACTAGCCCATGTATTCGCCATGTCGGTCGCCGAGACGTTTGGCAATTTTCATCTAAAGAACTTTGCAGCCAGCAACAGTCATCACAATCTACTCTGCGGCGTCATGGGGTACTGCGGCGTCTTGTATTTTTTGGTTCGGAGCTTCGCGCTCGGGGGATCTCTGCTTTGGGTCTCAGCAATGTGGGAAGGGATGATCACAGTGCTGGGCGCCGGGTTTGCTTTTTTCGTACTCGGTGAACGATTCAGTCACCCGATCCAGTACTTTGGTATTTTCCTCGCTGTTATTGCGATGATTCTAGTCCACCTCGGTGACGACATGTTCAAACAGTAGTTCTGCCGGCGTTAACGTTCATTGTCGTTCGAGGCACTGCATTTGAACCTTGATTCATAGCTCCCAGACCGTTGGTGGCAGTCGGTGGTCCAGATGAGAGGACGTTAGCACTTCCTCCATTCTGACGGCGTTTGATCACGTAGATGACGACACCGATGATGATCAGAGCGAGTACGATGCCACCGACAATCAGACCGATGCTGAGACCGGATGAAGGTGGTGGAGCAGTTTTCTGATCGTTTGCGTTTGGAGTGCTCATTGGAATGGGACGGCAAACTTATCATTGGCTGGCATTTTATTTCCGTGAGTTGTCGTGCTCACCGGCATCGCCAGTGGAACCGGATTACGAGTCACGTAATCCATGAACGAAAGCTGCTGCAGAATACCAGTCTGGATGGTTTTCGTCGCCTCCTGGACGACAATGTCATTCATGCGTGCAACCTGTGCGCTCACACCGGAGTACGGATCCGAGACGGTGTGATCGTAAACACGAACCATGAGAGCCTGGAGATCACCGTCGCTCTGACGATCGATGTTCATGCCGGTTTTCGAGCTGACATTCTTGACGATGGCACCGTGCAGGTACTCGATGTTGAAGCGAGACAGAAACGCCTCGCTCACCGGCGTCTTGGGTGGCATATAGTTCGCCATTACAATCCCCCGAGATAAAAAGCTACGACGTTCGTAAACAAAATGAAGGTCCTCAAGAGGTCTGGAGATCTGACTGAGATGCTGTTCGACAAGGTGACGAAACGCATCCAGAAATTGAACCAGGCTCCGGAATTTGAACCCCTGAACGTCCAGCCAGACAAGGTGGCCCAGAAGGTTTTCCAGAGCATGTACGACGGAATCTCCACAACGGAAATTGACAACCTCACGGCTGAGGTGGCGGTGGCGATGATCACCGAACACCCGGATTACGAGACGCTCGCAATGCGTGTTACGGTCTCGAATCTTCAAAAAAATAGCCCCAAGTGTTTCTCGGACGCGATGGTGGCACTACACGTCAAGGGGATCGTGTCCGACCACTTCATGAAGTGCATCAAGCTCGAGATGGATGGATGGATCCGACACGAGCGCGATTACGACTTTGGGTACTTTGGAATCAAGACGCTCCAGCGTGGTTACCTGAACGAGGGTGAGACGCCACAGTACATGTTCATGCGTGTCGCCCTCGGTATTCACGGCGACGATTACGCCCGCGTCCGCGAGACGTACGATCTCATGTCCCAAAAGTACTTTACGCATGCGACGCCGACGCTGTTCAACGCCGGTACGAATCATCCTCAGCTGTCGAGCTGTTTCCTCGTGGCGATGAAAGAGGACAGCATCGAGGGCATCTACGAGACGCTCAAGGAGTGTGCACACATCTCCAAGTGGTCGGGTGGTATCGGTATTCACTGCTCGAACGTCCGTGCCAACGGGACGCGGATCAAGGGGACGAACGGTGTCGCCGACGGCATCGTACCTATGCTGCGCGTGTTCAACAACACGGCCCGGTACGTCAACCAGGGTGGTGGTAAACGCAAGGGGTCGTTCGCCGTGTACCTCGAGCCATGGCACGCGGACGTCCTGGAATTTCTCGAGCTTCGTCTGAATCAGGGTGATGAGGAGATGCGTTGTCGCGATCTGTTCACAGCGATGTGGGTCCCGGATCTGTTCATGAAAAAGGTGGAGAAGGATGAGGACTGGCACCTGATGTGTCCGCACGAGTGCCCGGGTCTACAGGATGTCTACGGTGAAGAGTTTGAGACGCTGTACCAAAAGTACGTCGACGAGGGTCGATTCAAGCGTGCAGTCAAGGCTCGCCAGGTATGGGACGCGATCCTCAAGTCCCAGATTGAAACGGGGACGCCGTACATGTGCTACAAGGATTCGGTCAACCGCAAGTCGAACCAGTCAAACATCGGCGTCGTCAAGTCCAGCAATTTGTGCACGGAAATCATGGAGGTTTCCGATGGGAACGAGACGGCCGTGTGTAACCTGGCGTCCATCTGTCTCCCTGCGTTTGTGAAGAATGGGGATTTCGACGCGTCGATGTTGGGTAAGGTGGCCCGTATCGTGACGCGCAATCTGAACCGGGTCATCGACAAGAATTTCTACCCAACCGAGGCGGCTCGCAAGTCGAATCTGCGTCACCGACCCATCGGCATCGGTGTGCAAGGTCTGGCTGACGTGTTCCAGATGCTTGGGTTGTCGTTCGACGAGCCCAAGGCTCGTGAACTCAATACGGCCATTTTCAGGGAAATATACAGACAGGCGGTGTGGGAATCCTTCACACTCGCATCTGAAGAGGGTCCGTACGAGACGTTTCAGGGCTCACCAGCGTCTCAGGGCTTGCTTCAGTATGACCTCTGGGGCAAGGAGGATCATGCATTCGATGAACACAAGAAGCGTATCGCGAAACACGGCCTCCGGAATTCGCTTTTGGTGGCACCCATGCCGACCGCGTCGACGGCACAGATTATGGGCAACAACGAGGCGTTCGAGCCGTACACGACCAACATCTACCTCCGTCGGACGCTCGCCGGTGAGTTTGTCATGGTGAACAAACACCTGGTTAAGGATTTACAAAAGGTGAACATGTGGAATCCGCAGATCAAGAATGAGATTATTCGCGCCGGCGGATCGATCCAAAACATCCCGGACATTCCACTCCGACTCAAGGAGATTTACCGAACCGTGTGGGAGATTCCACAGAAGAGCATCATCGATATGGCGGCGGATCGCGGTGCCTATATCGATCAGTCTCAGTCACTGAACATTTTCATGGAGAATCCAACCCTCGCAAAGCT